TGGTCGCCGTCTTCAACCAACACTTTGGTCAATGCGAAGGCGAGGCCATACACATTGTAGACATAGCGTTGCAAGAAGAGCACACCACCTTGCTGATAGGACACAGGAGTGCCATCAGGAAGCTGGGGAGCGGCTCCGAATCCGTACAGGACGGGTTCTTCGTGGTAGTTGCGGGGAATACCTTCTTGCTCACGGAAAACCCGTGACCATTCGTCGGTACGCTGGTCATAGACACCGTCGAAGCACTCGTTGAGGATAGGCTCAACGATGCTCCGAAAGTCTGTACTACGCATTGGTGCGGCCATGGTTATTTACTCCTTATACGCCGTTAATGGACGCGTTCACCTGCGACTCATTGATTCTTACTTGCAAAATCACATACGCATCGCCCCAGGCGTTGTCAGCGTAAGGAGCCAGATTCAACACTTGCATTTGAGCGCTTGCGCCAGCGGCGGCGGGGGTAGCGTTCAGGGTACAGGCGGACAAACCAGTGGTGGTAGAACCAGCCGTGGTGTTGCTCAAGTCGGTCATTGCGCCAATGATGGTTTGGGCAACGGTGCCGTCCGTTTGCATTTCATACACGATGTTGGGATCGCTGTAGTAGTAGGCGTTGCAGGAACCAGCAATATAGGCCGTGCTTGCAGGCCAGTTGTTGGAAACGCGACGACGACCAGTGGTATCCGTCCACTCAACGCCTGCGAAAGCGCCGAGGAAGGTGTCACCAGCGGCGGCGACTTGAATGACACCAGTGGTGTCCAACTTGACAGGCTGACCCTTCAGGATGGCCGTGCCGTAGGTAGAGAGAATTCCATCGACAGTACATACTGCGCGATCCAGACCCGAGGGGTGGAAGGCAGGACGCATACCGAATGGAGCGTTTGTTGCAGACATTGTCTTACTCCTTTTTTGAGTCCATTACCCGTGAAAGATGGGATCGGGAACTCGTTGGTCAAATTTGCCAAACCCTTCGCCTTCAACCTGCACCAGGGATTTCCCAGAGCTATCGCGTTGCCCTTGAAGTTGTTCCTGCTGGACACGGACTTTGTCCGCCTCGTCCATCGGGGCTTCATGGTGCATCATTAACATGATGTCTTGGTACACATCCATAGGGATCTTGTGCAAGATCATCTCGTTACATGCGATAAATCCAACATGTTCGCCAGCTTTTACACGGTAACTATCGTACTGGGGGAACTCATCCGATTTAACGGGAACATACCCCTGACGCATCCGTTTTTCAATGGTGTCGTAAGTGTTGGTGGTTGAAAGCCAAATGAGGTGCCAGCCCGGTAATTCGGGTAGCTTTGGCATTGCGCTTTGTGTCCATTCATCCGAAAACGCCTTGCGGCGTTCTTTTGATGAAACGAACTTCTCTTCGGGGGCGGCACGGGTAAGATCTTGCGAAGATCTCTGCTCACGACCACCAGCGTTGAGGGATTTTTTTAGACGAGATTCTGTAGCCATTTTTTAACTCCTGTAGCCGTTGTTTTGCTTTGCTTCCATTGCATAGCGCTTAATCATCTTGGTACGCTTGGCTTGGTCATCCCAAAACCCAGCGTCCTTCATGGCCCTCACTTGCTCTGGTGACAGAGTGAAAGTGTTTCGAGAACCACTACTGTTGATGTTTTCACGCCCTGAACTTGTCACAACGCTCCTTGGTCTACTGCGAGTTGGCTGATCGTCAGTGTCGTCAGTATAACGGTGGGGGAGCTTCCTGGCAACACGCCGATCAAGCTCTTCCCAGTAATCTTTGGAGTTCGGGTTCCAGCCTTCTTTAACCATCCGTTGGTCAATGACCTTGGCGATTTGGCTGTCCTCGTCGTCCCCGTTGGGGTCGTACCAGTCGTTCTTGTCCATCCAGTTGCTGGCATGGCGCTGTACTTCGCCGTTGTCAGTGGGCTGGTGCTGGACATTCTGAGCGGCCCGTTCCTTGACCGAGCGCATGGACTCGATCTCCCGGCGGGTCTCGTACCACATCTCCTGGGCCTTTGCCATGGCTTCGCCGTCACCAGCGGTGGTGGCTTCGGACAGCTTCATCTTGGCGTACTGGAGGCGAAGCTCCTTGTCCTCGATGGCCTTGTCAAGACGGGCAAGATCTGCCCCGGATTGCCTGCGCTCGACGGCGGACAGGCGCTCCAAAAGCTCTTGGTTCTGGCGCTGGAGGTTTTGCAGACGGGCGTCCTTCTCGATGCTGGTCTGCTTCATGTACTCGCGCTTGGCCTTGCGGCGGTTGCGACGAGCCGAACGGATGGCGTCCGTGTCATCAGGGTGGTCAGCGTCACCATCGTCAGCGCTCCCACCTTCGGCGGCACGAACTTCTTCTTGCTCGTCAGGGGAGGGGATGCTATCGGGTAGGTCTACGACGACTGATCCGTCTTTTTCTTCAGAGACAACGATGTCGTCAATGGGTTCTTTTGGTTCGGTACTCATAAAAATGCTTTCATGGCTAGTGGGTTACCCGTCAACTTTGCGATGACTTCGTGGTCGTTGAGCACCATGAACAGTGCCTTGTCTTCCAGTTCGTCTTCCCCCGGGACAGATACTTCCCAGCGGTCTCCGCCCCACTTGGGGACTCGGATGTAGTCGCCAACAACGCACCATGACCCCTCGGGCCATCCTTGCATCGTGTCGCGGTTCTTGAACGCCAGTGGGCCGATCTTCAAGACCTTCGCCACCATGTTCTGCCACTTCTCGGTCTCTTTGGTTTCTTCAACCAAGATGATCCCAGTACCAGTCATTTTCTGCTTGGTGCGGCGTAATTGCACAAGTACGCGCCCACCTAGAGGATCTGCACCTGGGTCAACAACTGGGAAGGCCCAGTCCAACTCAGCTTGATTAAAAGCTTCAGGTTCGCTCATCTTCATCATCATCCTTTAACAATTTATTTAATATGTCCATGGACTCTTGTAGCCCCTGGAATGTTCCGACCATGCGTTGGTATGTCTCCCAGTTCGCCGCATTTCCAACAGCGAGGGACGCGGCTATTTCAGCCTGCCTAGACTTCAACGCACCGATCAGGTCTCCAATGGTGTTCATTTTTTATTTCTTCTTCGCTTGTGACAGACCTCCTTGGGGTTTGGCTGGCTGTTGCTGGCCCTTGGGTTGCAGGGATGTGCCGTCAAGCTTCTCGCCCATGGCAATACGCTTGTGCATGGGCACATTGATACTCATTTGGTCTTGATCACTGGTAGCCATCTTGGCCTCCTTGGTTGGTTAAGGTGAGTGCAGTCTTCATCTGCTCGTTTTGCATCTTGACCGTGTCACGGGTCAATCTTGCGGATTCAATACGCTCTTTGGTCTCATTGTCGCCCTGTGCGATAGCCAGCTTTAACTGGTTGTCTTCGTCGGCAAGGATCATTTCGTCTTGATGCTTTTGCTGGGCCAACTGGATGTCGGCTTGGTCTTTGGCGGCACGGCGCTGGGTCTCGGCCATGCTGGTCTCCTTCAAGACCTGCGCCTCGGGGGTCATTGGAGGCTGGGGCTTGAACGACTGAACCTGCTGGATCATCTGCTGGACAACTGGCATGACCTGCTCAAACGCCACCTTACTGTCCAGGGTGACATGACGGGAGGCCACGCCAAACAACTGGTCGATCTTGGCGGTGAACTCAGGATCGTCATAGTTATTCACAGGTTTTCCAAGGGACTTGGTTACATACCCGTTCATGCGGTTCAAGTACCACAAGGTCAAGTGTTGCTTGATGTGCTCCATGGCCCCGGGGATGAATGCAGGGGCGATCATGGGGTTGGCTCCAAGCACTGGGTCTTTGGCGAAGTCCAGATGGGACTGGATATGGGCCAAGTGATCCTGCTCGGGGTAGGCAAAGGCGGCTTGGCCGATTGCCATTGCCACATTCTCATTGGCGGAGTCGCGCTTCTCGGGATCTGGGACACCCTTCATCAACTCGTTGACGCCAGGAACCTTGATCTGCTTGAGGAACCGCTCGATCACGGCCTTGCGGTCAAACAGGTCGGGGTTCTTCTCCATGACGGCCATGACCGCCTGGATCTGGGCCATCCGCTGGGTCTCAGAGAAGATGTGGGGGTCAGAGACCGGGACGACATCGGTGTTGCGCTTGAAGTCTTCCTTGCGGATCTCCAGTTCGGCAACAACATCGCCCTTTTTCTGCTCGTCCAAGTACCAGCGGTTCAATCGGCCCAGGATCTTGAGCAAACGGGCTTGGCTGTCGTGCAAACGGCTGTGGATGGCCGAGAACACTGCGGCTCCCTGCTCGATCAGCGCCTGGGTCGTCCCAACTGGGGCGTTGGCGTTGACATCGGCAATCTTTTCCTCGGCTGTGGTGACCACGCCCTTGGCAGACTTCTCCAAAAAGCCCATCAACTGGAACAAAACAGGGCTTGGCGGGTTGAACGGCATGGGGAAAGCGATCTTCCTGATGTCATCCACGCCCGGAGCGCCTTCGATCTCCACAATCTGGGTCACATCGACCGACTGGCTCTGACCCGATATACGAGCGCCCTTGAGCTTGAGCATGGTCGGGGCATTGTTGATGTGGGCGGCGTCCAAAAGCGCCCTCAATGAGCCTGTGAGTGCCGCCGTAAGCCCTCCAATGAGGTGCGGCAGGCCAACAGCGTAGGCTCCGCGCCATGGGATGAACTTGAACTCGACCATCCAGTCCAATTTGGTCATGGAATCGTCGCCCTCTTCCCAGTTGCGGTACAGGCCAATGACTTTGGACTCCATCTCGTCGATCATCATGATGTACGGAGCCGTTTCACCCTTGGTACGGGAGTCGTCTTCCAGTTCCAGCCATGTGTAAATGTGGAAAACCCGGCGAATGCCGTCTTCGTTGTCCTCAAACTGCTTGCCTTCGATCTTTTCGTTGGCTTTTTCAGAGTAGGTCTGCTCTGGCTCAACGGAAGCCTTGATGTAATCGGTGTCCCGGTACAGGCCAGAGGAGATGCGGCGCTTGAATTCCCAGTCCGTGATGTCTTGCACCTCGGTCACGCGCTGTGAAGTGTAGAAATTGGCGGCAGAGAACGGCAAAAGGATGTTGTCGATGGGCACAAACTCGGCACAGGGGCGCTTTTTGCCCTCGTCGTACCAAAGCTTCATGAACTGAGAGCCACCCAAGGGCAGTTGGGTCAGCAGTTGCTCCTGCTCGTCCCTGAATTCCTCGATCTGCTCGGTCAACTGCCAGTTCATGTAGTCGCGCTTGCGCTCGGCGATCTCGACCTTGTCCTTGTCAACCTTGCCCAAGATCTTGGTGCGGGTCGGGCCATCAGGTGGGAACAGTTCTTTGATGGCTCGGGCGGCAAAGTCCACGCAAGCCTCGGCCATGACAGGGTGAACCACCTTGGATGCGCCCATAAAGGAAGCGCCACCAGGGGCATCGTGGCCCAGTCCAGTGCGGCGGATGCCCTCTTCGTACTGTTTGTCACGCTGTTCACGCGCCTGCTTGTCCTTTTCGATTAAGCCCAGGTAGCGCATAGCGATCTTGTCCAGATCCCAGCCATCAATCAGGTCTTCAGCGAGGTTGGAGTAGAAGTCTTCGTCCTCAGACGGGCCTTTGAAGTCGTCCATGGTGACGATTGCCCCGCCATCAGGAAGCTCCTCAATCATGGAGTCGCTCAGTTCTGGCAGTTCAACATCGACGCTTCCGTCCTCGTTCTCCTGCATCCCTTCCATGCCGGGGATATTGCGCCCGAACTCTTGATCAATGGGCATCTCTGTCGCCATAAATTATTTCCTTCTGAACTTTTTATCGTTCAATTCTAAGAACATTGTGTCCGGGTTGTCGGTTACGCTGACCTTGCCGCCTCTTTTGAAGTCAAACTCTTCTTCAAGCATTCCTGCGCCTGCGGCTCCTGTTGCGGCTGGGATGCCGATCTGTTGGTATAGGGGCTGGCCTTTGGTCAAGACCTCTTCACGCATTTGAGGCGTGATGTCGAAAGTGTGCAACTCTCCGCCACTACCTTCGTTCTTGAAGACTGCGCCCGGATGATCTGCCGCATATTGCCGTGCGCCAAGTTCATCCATGAACCCTTCGGCAAGGATGTCGCCATGCTTATCTCTGACAATCCAGTCATCTTTGCCAAATGAAATTGGCTTGACCTTTGCGCCGTACTTCTCGCCGTACTTGTTCAGGTAGGCGGGAACAATCTGGTCGTAGAAACCTTTCATGCCTTCGCCGCCAATACTCAAGTCAGATGACTCAATGCGCTTCCAATCAGGGCGCATGGGTCTTTCTTGCGCCAAGCTCTCGCCAAACCCTTCAGATACTTTCTTGGCCGTGTCCTTGCCAATTAACTCTTGCAATCTTTCCGGGGTTACCGCCTCTTCCGAGAAGACCTCACTGCCGCCCTTGAACCCAGAGACTTCGTACATTTGCTTGCCGTTGTCGTCAAGGTATGGCTCGTACTCAAGTCTGTCCAGGTTCTTGCGAAGCGCCTCTTCGTAGCGATCAATTTGAACTTTGCCGGGAGTGATGGCAATCTTGTCGTAGCCATTCTCCGAGGCGTAATTGATCAGGCGCTTCATTGCCAGTTCGTGCCAGTTCTTTTTGAATGGGGCGTCGGGTACAGCGCTTCGATCTGCAATCCGAGCTTCATGAAAAGACATTTGTTTTTCGCTCTCGCCCAAAAAATCGGCAAGCTTGCGAGGATCATCGGCCATTCTTTTTGCCATGTTTTGTCCAAGCTCCATGGCGCGATCTTCAGAAACTCCTTCACTGATCATGTCTTTTTTAATGTCTTCCGCAACTCGCCTCTCCAAATCATTTAAATAATCAACATACTGCTTTTCAACATTTTTTTGATACCCCTTATCTCTCCCCGTCTGATGCCAGTCGGACTGGATCTCCTCCACATGGAGAACCTTCTCGCCATTGGGGCCAACACGGTCTTGGACACGGATGTGGGCCAGCACATTGGGCTGATCCCAGTGCTTTGACTGAAACTCATCCGGGGCGGCATCCCTGCTGGCTCTCAACTGGGCCAACTCATCAAGCAAGTTTTTGTCGGTGGCTCCACGGCGCTCATATGCCTCCAACTCCATGATGCGCTGTTGGTTGGCGGACTTGGTAGGCGGGAGCTTGAGGACGATCTCGCGGTAGTTCTCGCCCCCGGCAAGCTTCCAATCTGGGCGGTCATACTTGGATGAACCCCAATTGCCCTCCTGCTTTATGGCCTCTTTGGCCTCTTCATAGTATCTGTCTGAGCGATAGCTCTTTCGATCAATCAGGCGGTCATAAGCTTCAAGCCAGTATTCGCGCTCATAGCCGTACTTTGGACGGGGGCCAAGCTCGTCCAAAACTTCCTTCTCGATCAGATCCTCAATCTTCTGGTCAATCATCTTTTGGGTTGGCTCACCCATGATGTCTTCAGTGATCTGCTTGGGCGGGTTCTGCTCAACAGTGTCGATCACCTCATCCTTGGTGATGGCTTTCGCCCCCTTCTCGCCGGGGGTGACTTCAAAATACTTCTCAACCTTCTCTGTGTTGCCCTTGGCGTCAGGCTTCTTGAGCTTGACAGTGCGCTCCTTCTGGACGATGGGCACCCCAAGCTTCTTGTCGATCCCACGGTCAATCAACTCCTGCGCCTTGACCTCTTTTTGCTTGAGCAACTCTTTGATCATCTGCTCTGGCGTTGCCTTGTTGGGCAACATATCCACAGCTTTATCCACAGCCGAATAGAACGGGGGCATCTTGGCTGGCGCTGTAGCACCCTTCTTGGTGACCTTGATCAGCCCTGAAGCGGCGCTCATAGTGGGCGCTCCTCAAGGATCAGGTCATCAGCGTTGATTGCTCCACCGCCAGCCATACCCTTGGACTCAAGGCGCTTCATTTCTGCGGCCACCTCTTCGTCGGTCATTGAAAACGGCTGGATGTCACGGGCGTACTTAGCTGTGTTCTCGGCCAAAGCTTTTTGCTCCAACGATGACTTGGCGGCAATCTCTGGGCGCATGGCCTTCATGCGTTGGATGGCCTCCAAAGCAACTTTGCTCAACTTGCCGCCTGCTGACATAAAAGCCTCAGTGCTGATCTGTGACTGGTTGCCGCCCATCACCATGTCTTCGGGCTTCTTGGTGATCACGACATCTGGCTTCTTGCCGGGTTTGAACTTCTGGCCGTCCCGCTTGGGTTTGACAGTGATGGCTCCACCCTCTTTGTTGCCAGACTCTTCCAGATTCCGCAGGATCTCATCACTCACCCGGACTGACGGTGGACGGCCACGAGTCCAGTCCATGTATCCAGGGTTGCGCCCCTTGGTCTGGCGGACATTCTCGATCCACGGGGCCATCAAGATGTCCTGTGCGGCAGGGGTGAACTCAACTCCCAAGTCCTCACCAGTGGCGATTGCCGGGAAAGCTGGGTGCAAATCAGGGCGCTCGATGATCTCGCCGCTTGGCGTCCACAGGCGGTGGCCCAATGATCCGCTTGGCATGTCCAGCAAGAATGGGTCGGTGGTGTCGCGGATGATCTTGTCGTAGTCGATGATCTGGCCCTTGCGCCCACCCACGCCCACGCCACCAATGAGGTTGCCAGCAATAGAGCGGCGGTCAAAGGTGTTGGCGATCTTCTTGAAGTCTTTGCTCAAGATGTCCACATCAGGCGGGAAGACGGGGTTGCCGTCCTTATCCACGGCGCTTGCCAGACGCTCGTTGATCTTTTGCTGAAGCTCGGGATCAAGGTTGCCCTTCTTGGCTTCGGACTTGAACTTGCTGTACAGCTTGTCAAACACCATCTGGTTGGACTGGTGCTGTGTCGGTGAGCCGATCATGGTGGTGAAGTATTCGTTGCCCAGCGGGTTCTTCAGGCCACCCAGCATGGTCTTGGCTGTGCCTGGGTTCTTCACGCCCCAGACGGCTCCAGACTGCTTGTGCGGGCCTTCTTGAAGTTGCAGACCAGAGAATCCTGGGCCACCCAGCAAGCCTTCGCCGACCTTGGTGCGGTCAGCCTGGGTAATGTTCAGGTTCTTGCCCTCGATCTGAGCCAGCGCTTCAGACGCCTTCATGGCCTTCTTGAGTTGCGCGGCCTTGGCGGCTTTTGCGGCTCTGGCGGCGGCATCCACAATCCCACCGACTTGGAAGTGCCTGTCCCCCAACTCCATCATCATGGTGTCTGGGTTGTCTGAGATGTGGACTGATCCGCCACGCTTCATGCCCTCGGGCGGCGGGGTCAAGCCAAGCTCATCGGTGATCCCTGGCACATCCTTGTTCAGTTGCTGATACAGCATGTCATCAGCCTCTGCTTGCGTCATGTACTTGCCTTCGTACTTGACAAGCCCAGTGTTCTTCAAGTCTCCAACATCAGACCAATTGCCGCTACGCACAAAGTCTTGGGTGTATGGGTCGTACTTTTCCACTGGACGGGCGTTGCCCTTGCCTTTGATTTGGACAATTTTTTGCGGCGGGTTTTTCATTGCCGCCACATCTTCGCCCTCTGGCAAGTCGGCGGCGTATCGGCCCAATTCAGAGCCACGCAGGGATTGCACCTCAACCGTCACATGAGGCTCACCCCTCTTGTCGCGCAAGCTGTAGATGCGTGTGCGGCCTTCCAGCACATCAGGGCAATAGCCGCCAACGCAGTGGCCCATGGTGTCGCCTTCGTACTTGAGGGCTTCAGCCAATTGTTGATCACGCTCTTGGCGCTTGTACAGCTTCAGGGCTTCTTTCTCTGTAGCGCCAACGCTTATGGTGTTGCCAGACTGGTCAACGATCCTGAACATTTCATCTGGATAAGGCTCTTGTATTTCTGCATATTCAGCAATTGATCCCTTGGCCTCTTGTGGCGAGTTCCACTTCCGCTCTGCAATTCCTCTGCCATCCAATGCCATCTGACCGTTGTCGGCTCGGAGCGCATACCCTTCGCCATCTGGATGTGGCACAACCTTCCAGTTTGAGGCGGATGGCTTGTCCTGAATAATGTAATGGCCCTCTTCCAACTTTGCCTCTGGCTGTCGCAACTCAATCCACTTGTAACCCTCATCTGAGTATTCCTTGTGGACAGGCATCCCCTCAGTTTGCTTGATGGCGGTGTCCCGCATCTTCTTGGCCTGCTCCATGTTGAACTCAGCGGTGCGCTGTATAGCCTGATCCATGGACAGCTTGTTGAGTTGTTCGGGGCGGATACGGCCAGCCGCCACATCTTGCCTGATCACATCGATCACATGGTCAATGCCAAGGTCGCCAGTGTAGGCAGAGTAGATGTTGGTTTCAGGATCAATCTTTGCGATCCACGGGTTTTCGTCACCAATATCTTGAAGTCCAATGTTCAATTCTTCTTTTGATTTAAGTTGCGCGTTTCTCAATCTCACCAACTCATCGGACAGGCCAAGAGTTTCCGCCTGCTGTTTCAATGGTATTGACTTGATTGCCGCCATGAAATCTTCGTCAGAAAAATTTAAACCTTTTTCTTTAAGAATTTTTTTAAATTCAACGGGAAATTTTTCATCAATTTCATTGAAGATTTTTTCATAAGCCCGTGTTGCTTCTTTTGCTTTTTCATACAAAGCTTCTTGCTTTTGTATGTCGCCAGCACGATTGATGTCAATGGCTTCGTCAGTCAAGTTTTCCCAGCGCTGTGCAGGGTCAGACTTTGCATCGCCGAGCATCTGGAAACCTTCGCGCAGGCGTTTTTGCATCAACTCTTCTGATGGATTGGACAGTTCGCCCCATTCATCTTTTGGCAAATGGGTGATGTGCTCTGTTGCAAAGTCTCTGTCGAATTTGGCCTGCTCTTCTTGTTGTGCGGCTTGGCGTGTCAGGTTGGCTTGCCTGCGCGGATCGGTTTCTGCTTCAGCCCTTGCGCGGGTGCGTTGAGCGCGGTTCATGTCGGCCTGGAACCGGGCTTCGATCTCTTGTGCGCGTCTCTCAAACATCAGACGGACTGGATCAGTCGGAGTTGCCATGTCCTTCTTGATGTAGTTGCCAACATTGTTTGCAATCCACTGGTCAACTGCGGCCTCGCCTTTTGTCGCCTCCAACTGATAAAGAACCCTGTCGATCTGGTCTTGGTTCAATGTTGGGTCTTGCAACAAGGCTTCATGCTTTGGAATTCTTTGGGCGGGAGTTTCGCCTGCAACGGTTGGCGTTTTAAATTGGTTGAGCATTCTGTCAACATTGCCAGCCACAACTCCGCCAACCCAATTCCCGCCCTTCTCCTTGATCACGCTGGGGCCACCCACAGGCTCATCAGCGAAGCGCAAAGCACCACGGGCAGGCATAGACCTCTCGGCATTCGGTGCGCCCTTCCTGGCGGCCTTGATGCCCTTGAGGAGACCGCCGCCAGCAAATCCTTGGTCAGCCATCTGCAAGCCCCCCAAGCCAGTGGCTCCAGCCGCTCTTGGCGCAGTCCTAGAAATCTGTCTCATTGCTGGGCCAGTCATTTCTTGGAATGGCAAAAGCTCGGGCATGATCGGTGGGATCTTGTACTTGGTCTCCAACTGCTCCATCATTTCCCCGAAGTCACCGACATACTCAGTGGCCTTGGGGATGGTTGGTTGGTAGATGTTCTCTGCAATGTATTCGTCAGCCGCCTTGTCGCCGCTCCTGATCCTGGTCGGCATGGACATGACAAGCTGGGTCAGCCCCGATCCAACCAGCCTTGCGGCCTGCATTGCGGCTCCAGCCTTCTCCAGCGGGGACATATTGGCGCTGGCCCTGGCGCTCTCCAAGGCGTCTTGCTCGACCATCCGCTGGCTCATGGCCCTGTTGGCTTGGGTAGGCACGGAAAGGTCGTAGTCGCCCCACTGAGGCATTGCTGGGCCAGCCTGCTCCTGCATGGGAATTGGCTGTGGTGGACGCATCCCTCGTGCCCGAATGTTCCCAACTCGTGGATAGAAAGCAGGCTGGGAAAGTTCTTGCAAGTCGGCGGTGACTTGGTCGAGCGTCAGGGGTCGATTAGCGCGAGGGTTGGGCATCGTGACCTCGGTTCAGGTAGATGACCGATGATACCCGAGGGGGTCTGTCAAGTCCACCACTTCAGGCTTGGGAAGCTGATGCCGATCTTGGAGCCACTGAGTCAAGGCCATGTGCGCCCACTGCTCCAGTTCCCTCGACCCCATCTCCGGGTCACAGATGATCTCGAAGCGGTTCTCACAAGTGGTGGCGGTCACCAGCACTGGTCTCCATTCTGTTTCAGGCGGCATATGGGTTTCCTTTCTGAGTTCCTCGTCCACTGTCAACATAGTCATCTTGATCATAGTCCTCGGGCGGTGGGCCATCAATGTCCAGCCACCGGGAGTCCCTGAGATAACGCAAGGCTTGTGTGCAGGCGTCAACAAAGTCATCGTGTGTTGTGTCAGGGAAGGCGCAGATCTGGCTGACAAACGGCTCGGCCCAGTCCCTGACATAGCCCTTCTTCACGGTGCTCTCAGGAATCCATACGCGCTTTCTGGCGATGATGTTGGACACAATGCTCAACCGCTGGATTTTGTCGGCCCTGCCGGGGTTGTAGGCGCGAACTGGAAGGTGTGCGCGTTGCAAGTCTTGGATCAGGCTGATGCCTGCGGCCTTGTCCTCCACCAAGATCAAGTCCACCCGCTTCTTCTCCACCCCGTCACCAAAGACGATGTCGTACTCGTCGATCACCTTGGGCCTCAAGTCAGGATACTGTAAGCGATCCTGCCAGCAGTCGATCACCATGACGGACATCGGGCCGTCCAGTGGCTTGAAACACCCAAAGGTGATGGCCGCAGTCGGGTCGTTGACCGTCTTCTCGGTGTAGGCGCAGTCGTAGCTTTGCAGGATGTACTCGAACTTGGGGAACTCCTTGTCCGCAGGCCAAAGCTGGAACATCTCCCGCTTGACAATGCCCGACTCCTCGGGGTCGATGATCTCAGCGTAGATCTCCTGCCTACCGAGCGTGGTTCCCTCATAGGACAGGATCTGCTTCTTGAAGTTGGCCGACAAGTTGTCCAAGTTGGAGTAAGTGCTTGCAGTCCGAACGGCCACATCGTCGCCTTCCCTGCCGATCAACTCGATGATCAAGTCCTTGGGCCTTGGCGTGGTGGTGCAAATGATCCGGGTCTGCTGGCCCAGACGGACGCCGAACTGGATCTGATCCCATGCGGCCTGGAGGTAGTCCCATGCGGCCAACTCATCGCACCAAGCACCATGGAACTGTGGCCCTCGGAAGCGCTCTGGCTCACTGGCCGGGATGCCTTTGATCAGGCTCCCGTTGATCAGGCGAAGCTCGTGGGCGGTCTTGTTGTAGTCCTCAATCAATATAGGCGGGATGACTGCTATCAAGCCGCTATCACCCTCAAAGCATGTCCCCCGCACATCAGCCGAGGTGGGAGCCGCTACCAGCCAACGGGTGTTTGGTTGGCTCCAGGCCCACCATCCGATCTGCTCCGAGGCCATACGGGTTTTTCCGGCCCCGCGCCCAGCAAGACACAAATAGATCGCCCACCAGTCTCCTGGGGGCATGATCTGGTGGTCGTGGGCTTTGGCAAGCCAGTTGCATCTCCAGTCGAAAGCCGCCCGGAGTTCAGCAGGTAACAGCGCGTATTGCTTGTGGACATCTGGGTCTTTCAGCAGTGAAACGAGGTCATCCATTGGCCTTATCCTGCCGACGAGCCTCCAAGGTCTCGATCACCGTTGCAAAGGTGTCAAAACTGATCTCTGTCTTCAGGGGGGCGTTCGGGTCACCAGCCACTTGGACTCGATCACCATAGCGCTTGGGGTTCCATTTCGCCAGGAGCTTGAGCTTGATGTCCGCCCGGGCTTTGACCAGGGCCACATATCCAGGGTCGATGCGGTCACCGTTCTGGGACAGGATGCGCTCTGGCTCGGCCATGGCCTCAATGTAGATCTCTTCAGCAATGGCGTCCTGGCCCACTTCTCGCGCCTTCGCGATGGCTGTCGAAAGACCCGTGCCAGCTTCACCCAAGGCATCGTCTTTGTACATCCACTCATAGATGGTTCGCCACTCAGGGAAGCCTTCCTGTCTGCATATCTGCCTCAGTGGGATTCCCTCTGCAAGCTGTTCGCACATCTGCTGGGCTATCTCTGGGGTGTACTTGGAAGGTCTTCCTGTTTTCTTTGCGGTTTTTTCGGCCATAAGTTACACGGCTCCTTTAACCCAGAGTTTACATCTCTTTTTTTTCTTCTGCCAGCCACTTGTTTGCTTCCATCAGGCTTGTCCTGATCCTGAGTAGATGGGACTCTGTGTCGTCCAAGGCTGTTTGCAGGGTCTCTATTGCTTTTGCGGCCAATTCAGGGTTTTCCCTGATGTAGTCAGCGCTCCAGATCTTTTCGCTCATGCCACACCCCTCATCTCCCAGCCCAGCAGGAAATAGTTCCATCTGGTTGTGATGTTAGTGTTCGCAAACTTCTTCCCGTCCCAGGTCAAATCCTCTGGGGCATATCCCTTGCCCACCATCAGGGCCATAAACACTTGTCGTGCCTTCATGCGCTCTTCTCCTTGAGTGATTGCATTGCCGCTTTCAAATGCTCGTCTTGTTGTTTCTTTGCCTCTATCATGTCGGCAAGCAGTTGATCTATTTCTGCGATTGAATACATACCCGCAGGCACATAAACCCGCATCGTGTCATATGTTTTTTGTGTGTGTGCCGTCATGCTTTTCCCCTTTCTCTGATGGCATCTGCACAATCCATGCAAGTCACATCCCACATTGACTTGTCTGTGATGCTGTATTCGTCTGGTGCTGGCAAGCCCTCTACTAACTTTGCACAGGCTTCACGCTCTGTTGATCGCTCCTCGGCCAGTAACTTCTTTATTCTGTCGCCATACATCGACACCACAATGCTTGGAAGGCCAATCTCTCTGGCACGGTCGTACAGCTTGATGTCATCCAGCGTTAAGGTAACAGTTATCTCAGGGTAAATCATGCCTCCCTCGCTTTCAGCATGAGGTCTGCCAAAGCATAAGACTTCTCAGCCAGCATTTCAATTTCGGTTTTATTCCAATACCAACTATCGCCGTCATCTTTTGTCCAGTCTTGGCGCAGGGTTTCCATTGCAACTGGCATCGCTTTGGCCGCAAAGTAATCGCGCAAGGTCATGCCTGTCATGTCAGTCCTGTGAGGGTTGGGGAATGCTTGTTCCATGATTTGTTTCTTTCTCCATCCACTTGTGTGGTTCCATTGGCCCTGCTTGAGCGCCAACTCTTCAAATGCTTCGTCCTCTGGGTCTTTCATTTTTTACTCCTGTCGTTTTCGTCCATCCAAAACCATAGGTGCATGAGACCAATGAACACAAAGCCACCCACCATAAAACCAATGACGCCAAGAAGAATTGTCACAACGATAGTTTCCATCCTGCCTCCAGAAAAAGTGTTTCCCGCCCCTTGGCCGTCATGTCCCACACCACGGCAGGTCTGCCCGCTCTTGTTTTGCGGCGAAATCCCGTGTCGTAAACCAGTCCCTGATCCATCAAAGTCACCCGGCAAGGTCTGTAGCTGTTCCCCTCCATTTGGAGGCGTTCCTGGCCCTCCTCGTCGGTCAGACCAGACATTGAATGGGCAAAGCCCACGAGGACTGTTCTAGCCTTCATCCCGAAGGTCGGAGCCTCCGCAATAGCCGAAGCCCTGCTGGTGTCGCTGTGGGACTGGTGAGGGGGCAATACACCCCCTTTCTTGGGCATCTCAAGGATTTGGATGCACTCAGCAATGGCATCAGCTACAAAGAGATCATCGGTCTCGATCTCCTTGAGCTTTGCCAGTACCCGACGCATGGTGCTTTTGCTCATGTTGTGTGCTCGATAGCCTGGAGCTTGTTGATGCGGTCTTGGATGCGTTTGACGGACATTTGGTACTCAGCCATCACCCGCTTCTTTTCGTCTTCCAAAGCGGCGATTTGCTGGGCGCGTGGGTCAAAGTCATCTGGCACTTCAATCTCAATCTCCTGCTCACAAACATGAGCGCGATAGTCGGTGTCATCCAACTTGCAGGAATAAACAAGGTACTGGCCCTCGTCTTCCCACTCATATTTTTGATGGTGAATGTGGACTGTGGTTTTAATCTTCATGGTGTTCTCCTGATGGGGCCGAAGCCCCGCTGATTGATTAAGCGGCCTTGGGGCGCTGAATGATGGTTTGCTTGACGCCTTCGCGCACACCATGCTCTTTGACGATGGCCTCAATGGTCAAGGTGTCACCCTCAACGGTAAACTCACGCTCCGCCTTGTACACAAAGACATTTGAATTGCCTTTGTAGATTACGATGTTCTCGTCAATGTCTTCACAGATGTACAAGAGAGAAGAGCCAAAAACCGAATTGATTTCGATGATCTTTTTGACCGTCAAAACTACGGTGATTTTTTCGCCCACATTCCCCAGGTGCTGGCGCTTTGCGTTCAATGCGGCGTTTTTATCAGCCCACTCAGCCTTGCGAACGGCAATGCGCTCGGCCTTCTTAATTATTGATTTACGCACAGCCTCAACTTGACCGGCAGTCAGCTTGCCGTATTTGTCATAAGCCGAAGCCAAAGATCCCAAGAAATTGTCATGGTAGCCAACGCACCTGTCACCATTGAAAATTCGGCCAGGAGCAATGAAGTTCAGAACTTCGGTGCAGTCGGAGTATGTGCGCTCAAAGGTCTTGTTGGCATTAGCCATGATGTAGGATTTACGAGCGGCTTCCCACCGTGCGGGAAACTCGATAACCGGGGAAAGATTGTTAGCCATGGCTATTTTCCTTACTTGCTGGTGACTTTGACGGAAAAGACAGCGGAGACCTTGGTGAACTTGGCGTATGCGTCTGCGCCAAATTCTTTGATGAAGGCATCTTTGTCGAACACAGCGCGGTTGGATTCGATGTAGGTGGCTTTGAAGAGAGCGCCTTCGACAATCTTTGCGCCGCCCTTGCTGGCAGTGTCTTTGATGCCGTCTTTGATGGCATCGGCTTGTTTGGTAAGGTCGGCAATTTGTGCCAAGAGAGCGCCGAGGGTATCGACTTGGTTGAGTGCGAGATCGTTGTTCATGAGAGGTTCCTTTAAGTTCGTTCCTGCTTATGCAGTGCCTCTACTATAACAAAAAATTAAAGCTGAAACCATCTTTTTCGACTATTTTTACTTTTTCGCATCAGGAAAACCCTAATACGCAACACCCCAGTTAATACTTGTGTTTCTCAAAAACTCTCATGACCGTGATATTGAGAGCGTCGATCTCCTCCATCTTCTTCATGGCCCACATCCGCCTCTGCCCATGCCAGCCAAGGAGTGCTCCCTGGTGGCAGGGCTTGCACAGGGCCACCACGGTGTACTGCCTGTGCTGTTTGACATGGTGGGCGTCTGATGGGCCAGGGGCATCACAGACAGAGCAGGGCAGTTCTTTCACGAGCGTCACATACCTGCGCTCTGCGGCTGTCAGGGTGTTGTTCACAAGGTCGCCCTCTCAATGTTCCTGTTGCTGGCGTTTTGCGACCTCCAGACCTCAATCCGAGCCTGGGCGGCTATCAGCATCCACCGAAGCCGCTCACGCTCCTCTACGGCTGTTTTGAGGGCTTCCAGGTGGTGTTTGTACCTTGGGCTGGCATAGGCTTCCCGCTCTTGCATGGCGGCGGTCTTGTGGCCCAGCCCCTCGGCCTCAATCATCACCTCGGCCTTGATGGTCTTTCGCATCTCTTCCATGTAGACCTTGTTGGCCTCCGCCTGGGCGTACTCTCCCGCCTTGGCGACCATGTAGTCCACGGCGGCTTGTGGGTCGATCTCGCTCATAGTTGCACCACCCTTCCGTCACGGTAGCGAAGGCTGTCGCCAACTCGACTGGGGTACTTCTCGTGATCATCTGCACCCACTCGGGTGACTGGACTGCTGTAGTCCCGCAGGTTCAGGGGGATGTGGTTTGTCTTGCTGTCAACGCTTGGCAGTCGGGTCTTGACCTGCCCCATCTCCAACAGCTTCTCCTTGCCCTTCTCTGTGATCGCAAGCTTGCCGCCCATCCACTTGGCAAAGCCATCGTTTTTGAGTGGCTCGATAATTTGTTGTTGGAATCGTGACGACGACTCCGCAAAGTTGATCATCTTCACAAGCTCCATCGAGTCTCTGGGCAAGATGCCAATGTGTGCCAAGGCTCGGTGGATCTTTGATCCTCGTGTGTATTTTGAAATCATGTTGTCTCCAGTTCTACGATTAACTTCCCGGGCTTTTCGCCCAGCACTCGCAAGATCTCGATGGGCTGGAACATTCGGTCATTGACCATCAGTGCATCAGCAAGCCCATCAAGTGCGCTCTTTGCCGCCGCAAGGCAGTTGTCTGCATCTCGCCAGCGTTTGTCAGGCATCAGGAATGTGACCCTGAGTCGTATGTCTCCCCCATCGTGCTTCCAGCCCTTCATCTGTTGCTTGGTCAGCCATGTGCTGGACTCGCGATAGTCGGACTTGAGTTGGTACAAAGACCCCCAATGCCTGCCCTTGGATCTGTTGGGGAACAGATCCGAGGGCGGGAAGTCAAGTTCTATTTTCATTTTTCAACTCGTCGATGCGTTGTTTGATTTGCAAGGGCAGATCCCTCCAGAGTCCCGACTTGTCGGCCACCATCTCCTTGACCCGGTGTCGGGTGTAGTCAACCCAGCCGGGGTTCATCGCCAGCTTGGCGTAGTGGTCGATGGTGTCCTTGAACATTTGCTCAAAAGTCTGCATAGAACCTCATTGGCTGATCGCCGTCATTGCCGACATACTGTTGAGAATCAGCGTGGTACCAAAGCGCAATGCTTGGCTCGTGCTCACCGTTCCTTTGCTTCCTGCACAGCAGTCTGGCATCTGGCTCGGTCAGGTGGTTGGACTTATTGCCCTTGGCCTTCATGTCGTCTTCTTTGCGCTTGTTTCTCCAAACCAGCATGATGTTGTCGGGCTGGTCGGTGATCGAGCCAGAGCCTTTGTTGTCGTGCTTGTCAGGAACCTCAAACTCGTCCTTTGGCTTTCGCAGGTGGTGGACAAGGTGGATGTGGCAGTTGTAGTCCCGTGCGATGGCGCACAGGGTGTCCACAAAATATTTCTGGCCGTTGTAGTCGTCCTCGCCCTTCACGCACTTCATGAGCGAATCAATGAAGATGTGATTGATCTTCAACTCGCTGGCGCAATACTTGACCATGCCAAGGACTGTTTCGGTTTGGGCAGATCCCTGCTGATCGTAGAACCACAGCCACTTCTCGATCCACCCACCGAACTCGTCATAAAGCTCGGTCAGTGCCTCGACCCCGGCTCCGCTGAACTCCTCGGAGAACGGGTTCATGCCGATGTACTGCCTGACCATGCGCTTCAAGGTCGTCACGGGCTTCATCTCAAAGCTTGCGATGCAGACCTTCTGGTCTTGGCCGATCAGGGCCAGGGCCACTTGGCTGGTCAACAAGGACTTGCCGTGGCCGTTCTGCCCTGACCACACCGTGACCTCGCCGGGGCGAAACTCGAACAGGGTCTTGGTCTTCTCCCACGGCAGAAGGATGCGGTTCTTAACCGTCTTGTCGGCAAGCTCGGCCTTGATGTCGGGAATCCAGTTGGCGGCAGGCTTGACTCGGGCTTGTGCGTCAGTTGCCTGTAAGTATTCTTCAAAGTTGATGTCGTCGGGGATCAGGTTCATGGTTTTCTCCAAATAATGGCCCAGCCATCGGCCTGGAAGGCCCACAGGACGGCTTTTGCGTGGGTGGCGGCTACGGTGGTAGCCCCAGCGGCTTTGACGGCCTCAAAAAGCGTTTTAGCGCGTTCTTCGGTGGGTGAGCAGATGCTCACGGTCAGGTTTATCAAAAAGCGAAGGTCGAGGTACTCGATCTTGTCGCCAGCAGTGCTGATCGTTGGGAAGTCACCAAGCTCGTACCAGTCGGTTTGGCAGGGGAAGTCGTTCACGAAGACGATCTCAGGCGCAAGCCTCTGCTTTCGCAAGGCAATGATTTGCTCGTGTCCACGCATCAGATGTCTCCAGCGAAGGCTTGTGCAGGCGTAGCGGAGATGGGGTTCTCCTTGAGCCAAGCCACCTTAAACGCCGCCCATCCCCGCAGACAGCACTCCTTGATGACCACATCCACGGTATGCCCAGACTTGTCGATCTCGGCAAGGATCTGTGTCCAAGCGGTATCCGTCAACGGCAACTTCTTTGCTCTGCGTATCGAGAGCCAATCTTCCCAAACTTGAGAAGAAACCGATTCGGGACGAGCCACCTTGGGGGCGACTGTCTTCTTTTTCTCTGCCTTTGCCTCTCCCTCTGTCTCTGTCTCTGGGATAGCAACTTGCTTGCGCTCTGCTAGCACACCGCTAGCAATGATGAAAAAGCCATTATCAATCAACGGCCTTATGCCATCATTGTATTCTTGATCAGTAATGTGCAGTCTGAACACAAGCTCTTCCTGTGAGCCATCAAAATGGCCGTCTTTGGACTCGCTTGCTAGCAACCAGAGCATGGGTGCAAGCGCCTTGCTAGCAAGTGGCAAGCGCATGAATACTCGGTCATTGAGGAGGTCGCGGTGGAGCTTGATCCACGGCGGACAACGGTCTTTGTAGTGCTGGAACACCGACCAGTTCTTTGGCGTCAAAATCATTTTTTTACCTTTTTCACGCACCTTTGAAAGAAACGGCGGCAGGGGAAGGTGTAACCCTTTTCGGTCTGCTCATGACTTCAGACCTAGCCGCGTTTCAAACCAGTTTACATCGCTTCTTCCATCAGTGCAACATCCCCGTACAAATCGGGTCGCAGTTCTTTTCTGGTGACCAGCCCTTGGGTGGCCCTCTCGATGTCAACGCAAAGCTTTGCAGACGCTAAACGCCGCCCGTGAATCAACAAGCTGATCCATGTGGCTGACACCCCCAAATATTGAGCCATCTCCAGCTTGGCCCCCTTGGGTTCTGTCAAAAAATACTCTTCCAGCGTCAAAGTCGTCCCCTTGTTATTTGTTGGTGGCTGGTACTGATCTCCAGCCTGTTGATCGGTGCACCCTTTCGGAGGAGAGCCATAAGGCTGTTCTGTCGAACCTTCCACAACATCTATGACATATTATCCGCATCAGTTTTGCGGTATCACCAACACGGCTGGGGACTGGGTTTTCTAAAGATAACTCCGTCGAGTTGCCCACGGCTCGGGGCTTTGAGCCGTCTTCCAGTCCCCATGCGTTTTGGCGCATTTCTGCCAGTGTACCTTAACTTCAAATTTGAGTATGTCCCATCTTTTTCCTCGGGTATTTTAACAGCGGATTAAAGTGTGGTGTAATTCGCCTACGCCGATACGGCGGTAAATGAAAGAAAGCAAATGGAACAAGTCCCTTACAAGACCCGGTCTGGTCTCAAAATTGGATCAAACTATACCCCACCCAAGCCCAACCTGATGACTCGTGACGAAGAGGTCATGCAAGGCGTTCTGCTGGGCATCGAGCCTGAGTGGAGCCAAAAGCGCATCGCCATCCTGGTGGGGTACTTCACACTGTTCGTGACCCTGTTCTCAGCCCTTGTGATGCTGAAGGACTGACCATGAACATCAAAGAACTTGAGAACCTGATCTGCTCCACGGAGACCCTGTTGGAGATGACCAAGCCCGGACGCACCCCTGACCTCAGAGAGTTGCTGGTGGTGCGCCAAGATGTCATCTCTGCCCTGGCATACCTGACCCTGCAAGTGGAAAGGGAGCGCCATGTACAAAATGTCTGACCGCATAACCCGTGTGGTGTTCCTACTGGCTGTCATCGTCGTCAGTCTCGATTTGCTGATCTGGAGGCCATGATGACACCATTGAGAGCACTGTGGTTCACAAGCGGCATGGGCGTCATCGGAGTGGTGATGGCCGAAGACCATGGCGAGATCTACTACCTGATCGGCATTGCCCAGGGGATGCACGAGCAGATCGATGTCAACAACATCACAGCCTTGGGGGCCAAGCTCCCGCAGGCCGCTGGAGAGGTGCTGTTTGGCATCAAAAAGGGGAAGAAGAAATGAACGACCCCGACTATCAAGAATGGATCAACGACCCCCAGGCGCAAGCCGAATATCAACTCTGGAGAACCCAAGAAGAACTCAACCAACTCAAGCCCGAACAGATCAAACTTTTAACTGGAGAAACTCATGAGCCTATACGCTGAAGACACTGGAACAAGCTTTAAACCCATCCCCCC